CACTAACAATCAACAATAACCACCCCCCCCCAAAAAAAACACGTCATAAACACGTCATACTTACCTATTGCGTGATACCGCAAAATACTGTAAAATGGTTATAAGATATCTGTAGCTTTTTTCATAACGTCCCGAGCAGGGGTGAAGCGTTGCAACGCCGCTTCGCCCCTTTTTTTATGTCTATATCATCGCGACGAGGGTGTTGGCATCCCCGGTGGGACTCATAACCCCACTCACCCCGGTTCGATTCCGGGCGTCGCTACTAAATATGAACCGACTACCCTTCACATTTCGGGCAGGTGATACACTCCAATGGACGGAGTCTCACCCCGAATACCCTGCATCAAACGGGTGGCAGATCAAGTACGTGCTGCACAACAAAAACGCTCACCCGATCACTCTCGAATCAACCGCAGACGGCGACAAACACGCGTTCAGCAAAAGCGCAGCCGATACAGCCGGTTATGATGCCGGTCAGTATACGTATGTTCGCCTCGCGGTGAAAGACTCGGGTGCCGATCAGCAGCGCTATACACTTTCGACCGGATCGGTCGAAATACAAATTAATCTCGGAGAGGCAGGCACCGCAGATACGCGGTCGTTCAATCAGAAGATGGTAGATCTACTGGAGAACGTGCTGCTCGAGCTAGTCGAGAACGGCAAAGCCGAGGTACAGATTAACGGACGCCGGTGGCGAAAAGACCATCTCGACAGCTACGTAAAGCAATACAACGAATTCAAAAAGCGCCTCGACAAAGAGATGCGCGAACAACAGGGCAAGAAACGCGGTCCGATACTCGTGAAATTTGATAAGGTTGGCTAAATGGGATTAACTAACAAACTATTCAACAAGCTCGGCTATGTAAAGCGTGACACCGCGCACCGGCGCTATTCGATGCGCAGTTACAACGCCGCAGCCATTAATCGGCTGACCGAAGATTTCCCGACGACCCCGTCGGCGGTCGATCAGGACATAATGGATTCGCTGCGCATTGTTCGCACCCGGGCGCGTCACCTTCAGGCGAATAACGAGCTTGCAAAAAATTTCATTCGTATGGTACTGCGCAATGTTGTCGGTCCGACCGGGTTTAAGTTCCAGTCAGACGTGAAAGAGCGCATAGAGGAAATAGTAGAAGGCAGACCCAAAGCCCGCGTTGTTCACGACACCCTTGCAGAGACAAAGATCGAAGAGGCTTGGGAAGAGTGGACGTTGCCGGAGAACTGTTCGGTTGACGGTCAGACATCGTTTCGCGAGATGCAGGAACTGGTCTTGAAATATGCGTGCCGCGACGGCGAAGGTTTCACGCGCGACATATACAACACCGATTCGCCGTTTGGTTATCAAATGCAATTAATCCCGCCTGAAAGTCTCGACGAACGCTACAATCAGCAGCTCTCGAACCGACGCATCGTAAAGATGGGTGTAGAGATGAACGCGTGGCGGCGTCCGCTGCGGTATCATTTTCACGGCGGCGGTATTGCCGACGAACTCTGGAATATATACGATACCGGTCATATGTTCGGCCGGCGCGTGCCGGTAAACGCCGAACAAATACGGCATCTGTTCGTTCGCGACTTTGCAAATCAAACGCGGGGCATATCGTGGCTTGTCACGGTGATGCTGTCGCTGCATATGCTCGGCAAGTACGACGAAGCCGCGCTCATAGCTGCTCGTGCAGGCGCGTCAAAGATGGGCTGGATCGTCGAGGACGCCGAGAGTAGAAAACCCATCGAAAGCGACGAAGAGGATGACGAGGGAAATCAGTTCGATTCATTCCAGCCCGGTACCATCGGCAAACTCGGTGCCGGAGAGAACTTTGTCGGGTTCGATCCGAAATATCCTGACACAGCTTACGGACCGTTTACAAAAGTTTTAATCCGCCGCGTCGCGTCGGGTCTGGGTGTGAGTTACAACTCCTGGGCAAACGATCTCGAAGGGGTTAATTACTCTTCCATCCGTGCCGGTCTGCTCGACGAGCGCGACGAGTGGAAGATGCTGCAATCGTGGATGATTGAGCGCTTCCTGCTGCCGACGTTCAACCGGTGGCTGCGTATGGCAATCATCTCAAACCGCGTCGCATTACCGATGACGAAGTTCGACAAATTTAATCACGCGTGGTTTGTGGGTCGGCGGTGGGCGTGGGTCGATCCGCTTAAAGAAATTCAGGCGGCGATACTTGAAATTCAATCCGGGCTTAACACGGCAACAAACGTGCTCGGCGAGCGCGGATGGGAGATGCGCGAGGTATTTTCAGACCTTGCAGAAGAAATCGACCTCGCGAAAAAACACGGATTAGATTTAAAGATATTTAACCCCGAAGCACGCGTCTCCGGTCAGGGCAATCTTGATCCAGACAAAAACAACGATGATGACGGCACGAGCAAGCAGGCTGAAACAGACGACGAAGACCGGTCAATGCAGGTGCTGCACCAGGTGGAAGAAATACTTCGCACGCACCGCGCCAAAGTAGAAAAAATTATCAGGAATAAAAACGGAGTACACGAAGATGGGTAATACAGCAGAAAAACTTGATGAATCGATCAGGCTCGGCGTGCTAACAACGCGGGCGCTGCCGGTCACACCCGACACATACGACGAAAACACAAGATCGATTGAAGTCGGTCTCGCGTCAGATGAGATCGTGGAAGTATATGATGTAGAATCCGGTCAGGTTATTCGTGAGGTGTTGCTCACCGATGGCGCCGAACTTCCGGAGAGAGTTCCGCTACTGGACACACACAACCGAAAATCAATTCGCGCGGTAATCGGTTCGCTCAGAAATTTCAAAAAAGAGAACGGGCTGATTGTCGCACGTGCACATTTCTCTGATGATGAAGACGGCAGACTTGCAGAGTCTAAAGTGCGCGACGGTCACGTGACCGACTTATCGGCCGGATATCGAATAACAGAAAAAAGAATGCTGGTACGGGGAGAAGAAGAAACAATAAACGGACGAACACTGGTGGGTCCTTTACGAATAGGATTACGGTGGAAAGTTCGTGAGGGAAGTTTGACCTCAATCGGTGCAGACGAGAAAACTAAGGTTCGCTCAACGGTTATCACAGACGAAACCCGCGATATCCTGATCGAGCGCGGGCTACCCGAAGACGCGTCGCACGAAGAGACGATAAATTTTTTAAATGATCAATTAAGTAATAATTCACAACAATCCAGAGGAGATACTCAAATGGGTGAAGACAACAAAAAGCAAAACAACACCGGTTCACCGCCTGTCGAGCAACAACGGCAGGAAATCGACGTGAATCAGGTCCGGGAAGAGGCACGTCGGCAGGAAGCCGAGCGCATCTCGGAAATCAACGCAACCGCCGACCAGTTCGGCGACAAAGTAAGCAACGTTCGCGAGCTTGCCAATAAAGCGGTAAAAGAAGCGTGGGATATTGCTCGCTTCAATCAGGAAATCCTGAAGCGAATGTCAACCGGCGCCCCCGTTGACGTGGATCGAGACGATTCGCGCCAGGGTCATATCGGGATGACCGAGAAGGAAATCAAGAAATACTCCATAGTTGAGGGTATTCGCCAGATCGCCTTCGCGGGCAAAACCGACGGACTCATCAAAGAGGCGTCTGAGGCAATGCAGCAGGTCACGGGTCGCGAAGCCAACGGCTTCCTGGTACCCGACGATGTGCTGTATTATCAAGACAAGGTGAAGGTGTCTGACAACGTCGCCCGCCAGGCATACGGAGAGTATCACCGGGCGTACCAGATGCAGCAGCGCGATGCTATGACGCCGACCGAGTTTGCACACGGCGGCGCGTTCATCGGTACATCGGTACTTGCCGGGAGCTTCATCGAGATGCTTCGTAACAAACCCCTCGTGGCTCAGATGGGTGCGCGTCGCCTGACCGGTCTCACCGGTAACGTCGCCATACCGAAACAAACGGGCGGGGCAACTGCATACTGGCTCGCTGCCGGTGCGCAGGTTCCGAAAAGCCGCCAGACAGTAGGCCAGCTTCCGTTGACACCTAAACGCCTTGTGGCAAACACCGAGTATGACAAACAACTCGTCATACAATCAAGCATCGGGGTTGAAGCATTCGTTCGCGACGATCTGCTCACGGTGTTATCACTCGCGCGCGATCTCGCGGCAATTCAGTCCGACGGTGCAAACGGCGAACCGATAGGCGTAATGCACACGCCGGGGGTCAACACGGTAGAATTCGGTGCAACTGCTGAACGGGCAGACGCAATCGAGTTCCAGCGCAAAGTTGCTGAAGAAAATGCCCATCGCGGCGCACTCGGTTATATCACCACACCGGTGGTTGCCGCAGCGTGGATGGCTATTGAAGAAGCTGCCAACACGGCGCAGTGGCTGTGGAAGGGCAACATCGACACCGGTATGGTTGTCGGCCGTCCCGCAGAATCGACAAACCAGGTACCCGACGACAAAGTTATCTACGGAAACTGGAACGATCTCATACTCGCCGACTGGGCAGGTATCGATATCGTAGTCGATCCGTATTCCGGACGCCGTGAAGGCGAGATCGGCACCACGATCACCCTCTGGGCAGATCAGGGTGTACGTCACGCGAAGTCGTTCGCGGTATCGACGGACAGCGGTGCACAGTAAAAAAATGAAATTTATTATTCATAAAATCAGGAGACAACAAGATGAAAACATCAGTTGACCTTCACGGGAATTCCGATTTCGGTGTTCTCTTGAACCCGGGCGAGAAAGCGAACACCGCCGGTGCTACCGGTGCGGCATTCGACTTAGCGCAGTACGAAGGGAATGTCAAGGTTATCGAAGCGGTAGGGGCGGCAACAGCCGGTACGCTGAACGGCAAAATTCAGCACTCTCATACAAC